CGCGTGTTTCTATCATCATGCCTTGCTTACGATTGTCGGCAAGCCACTGTGCCGCCTCATTGTAGGAATCAAACACCTTTCTAGCTCGTGCTGCGTTGGCATGAGTCTTGACTGCGTAGGTGGTATCACCTTGCCAACGCTCTTCCTTAGAGCATAGGTATAGCTCTTGGTCTGGTTGCTCACGAGCCTCCCTATGGAGTGCTACGCGCTCACTCAGGTATGCAAGGGTCTGCTCTTTATCCCACATCGGAACCTTGACTACTGCTGCCTTCTCGGGCGGGTAGTCCTTAGTCCGTTTCGACATAGCTTCTGACCAGTCACGAAATAGATAGACAATCTCTAGTCCCCGTACAGAGAAGCCATTAGCCTCTGCGAGTAGCTTATAGAGATTGAGTTGCCTAATCCTATCTTCCTTCATTCCGAAAATGTATTCCCAGACTGAGACGCGCTTATAGTCCTGAATGACATTGCGCTCTAGGTCGAAATAGTCCATAGCGCCAGTTATCATCATCCCGTCATGAGACGCAAATAACCTGCGTTCCACTATGCCTTCGTGCTCTTCTATCTGTTGACCTGCTTGCTCCAATAGATAGTGGACTGCCTTCCCGTCAAACATATAGAGCAGGTCTAGTGCGTCTTGTTTGATGGAATCAGCGTACCTTGTTTTTAGCTGTGAGATCCTGGGGCTGTCGATAAGCTCAGTTACCGAGAAGTCAGCATCCCCTTTTGAGTAATCGTCATTGCTTAGTGCCAGAACTATCGGTCTAGGCAGGTTCGCTTTGTTCGTTACCTTCATGGTACATATTCCCTTCGCCCTCAAATATCTCTTTAATCAAAAAGAAGCGAGCCTTAGCGCCTTTGGTGTAGACCTTTATAACCCCTCCTGCTGCCTTCTCCGACTCTGCTGCTGCCAGTTCGAGCTGCCGCGTTGCGCCCTCCAGCCACTTGGGGGTCGATTGTTGAGTTGACTTAATCTCGTAGACAGAGAACGCGTTCTCAACGTCCGTGTGCGGCCTTGATTTGTCGAGGTTCCTTCGTCCTCCGACGATTTGTGCTGCTCTGTTTTCATATACCTTCCCTCTTCTGCGGTTATTACGGTTAATCTTAAGACGCTCCGCATGACCATCATCATCTGTAAGTTCTACTTCTAGTTGTTTGTAGTATCCCATTTCGTTTTCCTTTCCTCCAAATACCTCTAGTAGTGTCTTCGGCATTTTTTCTTCCTTTCTAAAGGTGTATTACTATTGCCTACCCTATTAACTCTGCGCTATGAGCCATACAGAGCGATGTTTTTTTGGCAATTTGCTAAAAATACCTCTATTCCTCATTTAATACCCAAAGCTTATCGTCTTTGAGTACTTTGCCCGTTTTCTTTAATCGACTGCATACAGACCTAACACTATTCTGGTCTGTAGTATCTAAACCGAGTGCTTCAGCTAGTTCGGGAGTAGTCATGGGGCCGTCTTCAAGAGCCTTCAATATACTTTCCTGCCTAGTATCCTTCTGCTTGGTCTTTTCCTTCAGTGCGAGAGATAGCTGCCTGTCTGCAGGGTCTAACATGATTCCACCATCAGGATCGCTGAACTCAACAGCCACAACAAAATCGTCTAGTGGTGCGGAGATGTTTGTTTTCCTGTTAGTGAAGTTGACTGCAAAACTTGTCTTGCTTATCTCTTCGCGTTCGATATAAAACGTAGCTCTTGCTGACGAGTGCCAGAACGCACTTCCAAAAGGCTTCTTCGTTGCTTCACGCTTCATAGCTGGTGATGAAAGTGCAGCCTTCGTGATATGGCATATCACTACAACCGTAATCCCATCCCCTAGCCGCGCTAATGCATTAAAGAATGTCAATGCGCCTTCAGCCTCTTCAGGCTTTCCACCACAAGCTAATGCGCCAGAGTCAATGACAATGAAGCCTATACCCTCACGATCTATATACATACGGATCTTCTCTACTAGGTCAGTCATAGCGACTCCTCTAGCATTCTCATAGAACATCCTGCCCTTCTCAGGGCTAATGCCTAGTCCGTCCTGTATGCGTCTTGTGTAGCGTACAAAGTTAGTCTCATCATTCTCATAATCCAAAAACATCATCTTGGTAGGGATAGTTTCTCTACCTGCCCATTCTTGCCCATAAGCTACGCATGTAGCTAGGTGCAATAGGCTTGTTGTCTTTAGGCTTGAACCGTCACCAAACCAAAGCGAGACTGCTCCTTCAGGTACAGTGTCCTGAACTAAGAATCTATACTCTGGTGGATCTTCTGCAGTAGCTTGGTCTGACAATGTGTCTTCAACAAACACAGCATCAGTCACCATGCCAATAGCTTGATTCAACGTGGGAGGCCAGTCTATTTCAAGGCCAGAGAATACTCCCTTAGCCTCACGTATCCACGCCTGTCTTGCACTGGTTGACATCAAGTTCAGTCTGGTTCTAAATGATGAACCGTTAGCCTTGATAGTTACATCAGCACTCAAGCTGCCGCGCTGCGGCAATACGCTAGTGAAGTCTATCTCCAGTTGCCCAGAGATAGTTGGCATCAGCACAGTGAATTTATCGTGCGCCTTGTGAACCAACACTGGTTCAGATTGTTGCAACAGACTATCGACACTGCCACCTGCTTCAAAGTAATCGTAAGCATCACCTTTATATGGCACCTTGACGTGAATCTCGTTCACATCGTTAGTTACCTTGAGCAATTCAGTTTTCAGGTTAAGCATAAACTTCCTGCCAACTGCNTCATTGTCNGCCCAGAGATACACCTTTCTACCCGTCAAGGGTTCNAGGCAGTCTCCAAACTTTTTCTGGCCGCTTCCACCTGCGTTGGTAACAGCAATTAAGCCATTATCCCAACAGGCTTCAGCAGCCTTTTCTCCTTCAACGAAGAATACTGGTGCGCCAGGGGAGGCTTTTAGCTTTCTCAAGCCATATAAGGGCAATTGCTCCATCTTCAAACCCTGTAACCCATGTCCAGCTCCCTCAGTAGGGAGTTTCCATGACATTGATTTGGTTCCATCTGGCCTATCCCATCGGAGGTGAATCGCCACTGGCGTTCCGTCCTCTTCGGTATAAAGATAGTTATGGGTAGCTGCCATATCATTTTCCCAATAGTTGGGTCCATCCTCAGCCAGTCCTATCCCATTAGCTCGTGCCATATCCTCATAAGCTGTATCCCACTCACCATCCCTATCGGTTTCCCACCATCCATTATCTATGAGCGCCTGTAGTGCTTCCTTCTGGTCGCATGACGAAAAGCATTTAAACAATACTTTGTCGTTAACAGCTCTCACATTGAATGACGGGTTTGAATCCTCATGTTCGTTAGCGCAGTTGGGCGGGCAGGGACATAAGTTGCCACTCGGCTCCCTACCCCTAGCTGCCCATAATGCTTCCTTTAGATTGTCCGCAGCGATGATAGTGTCTTCTTGGTTGTTAATCCATTCTTCTGACCATTGTGACACTTAATCATCCCCTTCCCCGAACTGTTCAGCTATGCGGTCTAGCCAGTCATTGTCGATGAAGTTTGCTTTCTCTTCATGAGACTGTATGTGTTCACATACCTGACATATCGCATCTTCTGAACAATCGTGATAAATGGTCTGCACCAATTCGCAGTCCTCTTCAACCTCACAAGTCATTTCGATAATGTGTACAACTTTCCTTCGCTTGTTTTCTCTATCGATTAAACTCATACGATTAAGTTCCCATCCTTATCTGCCTTGTTGGTGCATTGTGGGAACATTGGACATCCCCAGAATCCCCACGGGCCTCTTGAGTTGGTCCCAGACTTCCATACCATGGTTATCTGGTGTTCAGGACACATTGGTACACCCTCTTCAGATTGCACACTAACTAATGTCCCGCCTAGCGCAACAGCTTCCTCTACGAGAGAGTTCTGGTTGTCTGCTAGTGGCATCTCTGGCTGTGCTGGTGGTGGGGTGACAGGAGGTGACGCTGGTGACGGCACTTGCGTGGCCGGGGGCGGCGCTACGTCCTGCAGTGCTTCCACACTCTGCATTTCTTCTAGGCTTGGGCGCTTGGCTTGGTTGCCTTCTTCATCAGCTCCGCGAATATTATAGTTCGCTAATGCACGACCAATNCTAGATGTCTCACAGTTCTCTACATACTTCGGCATCTTGGGTGTAAAGATTTCTTTACAAATACCAGTTGATAGCGGAATGTTTTTCTCTTGGTCTTCCGCGTTCCTGTAGATAAATGATCTGGTGATAATCGAATCGTCTGTATGTGCTACCACTTCACTGATAATCCTGCCGTCAGGGAACTGTTCGTAAAATAGTGGCAGCCGATCCTCTACCATCGCATATCCTTCTAAATGTTTGGGCAATTGTTTTGCCATCCTTCTATTCCTTTCTCTTCTTGAATGTCGCATCAGACTAACAACATTGNTACCACCTACACTCCGGCCCCTCAGCAGCAGAAGTGCAACTTGTTGGTGCGATTGCGCAACATGCTGTTGCGATGCCTAGTAATTATACGTTATCTGTTCTAAAAAATGTGAGCGCAATTTCCCGTCTTGCCTTTATATACACAGCTAAATAGATATCTGTTATAATCCTAGCTAGGAATTAGTGACTAACGANAGGAAGAAATATGTCACAGTATGAACGCAAAGTTTTTGGTGCTTTGCAAGAGATAGATAGCCAAAAAGAGTACGACTTGATTAAGTATGTTGAATCTATAAATCAAGTCATTGATGAGCTAGAGAGCGCAGTCAATAAGATTGAGTTCACAGTAGAAGAGGCATCGCTTCAATCTGATGATCAAGACACTACTGCCTATATAGGTGTGTACCGTCCGGACAATGTGGACGGCAATCTGACGCGAGCGCGACAAATGGTAGCGGAGTTACTTGACCACCTACACAGCAACTCATTGTTGCTTCATCAATTCGTTGGTGAANNTGTTATGACAATCACTACTCAATTAGACATTGAAGAAACAGAAAAGGAATATTAAAAAATGGCGCATGAAATTGAAAACTTAAATGGTAAGGACAGTTTTGCATTTACTGGTGAGCGCAGTCTCGTCTGGCATGGTTTAGGACAAAATGTCAGCGATGCTGTTACCGCTCATGAGATGTTGAAAGCTGCGAATCTGAATTGGGAAGTTAGACTGGCTCCTATCTATAATCGGGAGCATGGTAGCGGGCAAGAGCTAGTGGACGATTTACAGTTCGTTGAAAGATGGATGCTAACTGAGCAGGAACCGCTAACAGCGTGGTCTGATGTACCACCAGCGCGGATGGAATACCGCGATACACTCGGTGTAGTGGGTAATACATTTCAAGCTGTTCAGAATCGCGAATTAGCAGACGTGTTATCTAAGGTCAGTAGCACACCAACATCCGATCTGAAATGGTCAACAGCAGGTTCCCTGCGGGGCGGTCGTGATGTATTCTTTGTTGCGGAATTACCTGATGATGGATTCTCCATTGACGGTGATTCAGAAGACAAGATTGACTCTTACCTAGTAGCGCACGATAACAAAATTGGTCAGCACTCTTTACGAATATTTCAGACGAGTGTCAGGCCAGTTTGCATGAACACATTGGTAGCTAGTTTTGGCAAGGCAACACAATCTCTCACTATCCGTCATTCTGGTGACATTCATCAGAAGATAAAAATGGTGCAAGGCGCATTGTCTAAGGAATCAGCACGTTGGGATCGTTATCGAACATGGATGAATTCTCTATCGCAGGTTGATATCAATTTAGAATCACTAGCTGACATTATGAACGATATGTGGCAGTTGGATGAACTTGACAATGCCGATTCAAAACTATCGGCACGTCAGGTTACTAACATGCGGAAGACAAGAGAAGATTTTGTTTTCAATTATGCTGGTGAGCGTGGTCAGACTTTGTACCATGCTTTTCAGGCTGGCACAGAATATCTACAACACGGTTCACTTCAGAACCCAAAAAACATCCGCAGCTTAGACACCAATTTTGCATCCGTGCTCACTGGTGACACTAACAAAAAGATGTGGCAGTTTGCTGATGTGATTGATCGTCATGCGGTCAAGTCTGGTTTGGCATCATTTCACGAATTGGCGAAAGTGTAGTAGACTCAGGATTGCACATTGTCCTGAAGCACAATCCAATCCAATGTGCATCAAGGCCAGCTCTCCGGAGCTGGTCTTTTCTTTTGCAGCAGAAGAACATCTAAACTCTGGCAGCAGACTGACAACTGAGTTTGCTTGTATGAAAAACCACTCTGATTTTTTTACCGAAATGTCAAAAACGGAAACGTGCGATGCGGCCTGGCGAACTCTAACTTACCGCTAGTACAGGAACGGATGTTGCGCGAGTGTTGCGCACTCAGGGAGAGCGAAACGCAACAGAACGCAACAATAATTGAATACCTCTAAATGCCTTGTGAATACGCTGCGCAACGTGTTGCGCGAGTCAGGTCGGGCACATACTTAGGTGTGGTGTTACCACCTAGAGTGCAACAAATAATAAATACTATATAGACGCTGTTTTGTTGCGTTTTTTGGACAAAAAAATACCCGCCATAAAGACGGGCATTCTTCTCGCTAGAGTCTAGCTAGTAGTTCGATATAGGCTCTCCATCTGAATTAAATCTTCCGCGTCTTTGTTCGTCTAGAATCTCTTCTGCTGATTGCGGAAAGCAATCGAGACATCTGAGATTAAACAGATCGCGCTCTTCATCAAACACTACCCATTCCGATCCGCAATAGGTACATTCCGTGATCATTTCTCGTAAGCTACTCATTCTCAATCTCTCCAAAAAAAGAACCCGCTATTCGGGTCTTCAAATATTCGACCGTCTTCAGTTCCGATGCGGACGCAATCTTTGCATACAGGATCGTTAGACACGTCTTGTGCTTCCTTTTTTGGAGCGAGCATTGAGCACACATCGCAATACATGAGTCCGAACTGGTCAGGATGATTAGAGCAATCAGAACAGAAGATCCTACCCATTGAATTATCGATCAGATAATCCAATGTGAGTTTCTTGCATCCGTCGCACTCTACCTGCTGACACTCCCAACACATCCAACCGTTGCGCACTTCAAAGCTACCGTCTGGTAGTTCGAAGTCTTGACTAGCTGGTATCCGATTCACAAATAGGAACGGAGGCTCGCTAGTGTGCTTTGTATCTCGATTGCACTCAATGCAATGAGTACCACCTAGCCACTTCTCGCTATCCATAATTGGTCCTATCGGTTCTGGTGATAATGGATGCGAGTATTGTCCAAAAATATATCTAGCCATTGTCTCGGACCTCTAGCTTCCTGAGTAGCATCGCCAGATCTTGAGACTGTTGGCTATCGTTGTGAGCACTCTGTACGACTCTCGCTAGGTGCTTCCGGTCGAACTGGTTTAACCATTGCGTCTGGCTACGCTCAAAGACTCTTCTCTTCTCTTTTACGTAGCTATCATCCTCTACCCAATCAGCACTGGTGAGATCTCCATCTACATACCATTGGTTGAACTGCTTACCATTTAGCCAGTACATCCAACTGAGCACACAATCTAGCGATTGAGTACAGAGTTCCTGTAACTCACTCTCGCTGATCCAATAGCTCTTTTCATCTTGTGACATTTTGTTTACTTCCCTTCAATAGTCACTCGTGTTTATCGCTTCAAAATAAAGTCGCAGCAGAAGAACATCTGAGTGGAACTATCCTGAAGCACGTCTAAAGGATACAGGATTTTGTACCAAATTGGGGTTTATAGTCGACCTCCGGGGGAACTCCAACTTACCGCTGCTTAACCTGAGCGTACCGGATCGATCTAGGGTCTGATCCGAGACCCGAAAAAGGACAAAAAAAATACCCGCCAGAATGGCGGGTATTTAGTGCTTCAGCTTGTCCTATTTTTTAATTATTTTTTTCTAGCTCTTGCGCTCTTCTGGCTTCCTCTAGGAGTTTGGATTCTGGACTGTCGATCCATTCTTCCGCGTCCATAAATTTTGCCGAGTGCATCATCGCGTTAATGATTGCCTGATAGTTAGGTTTCATAACTGTGTAGGTGGTGACCTCACCAGTTAGAACACTAACGCTCGTCTGCTTTCCGTTATCGCTTCTCAGAGTGTCCGTATCGAATAGTTCGAGTTGGGTGTCTAGGTGTTCAGCATCGAAGAATATTTGCTCTTGCTTTCGCACCAGATCGATCCATACTTGTTCATTCATTCGCTTAGCCATTGTTAGACCTCCCGAAGATGATCATGCCCTCTAGGAACTCCGGAGTGACGCTATAGACGTTCTCCTTAAGCTCTTCGAGTTCTTCCGGATCATCTGCGTAGTAGTCGAGCCACATTTGAACCCATTGGTTGATGTGCTTGCTGGTCGTCTGGCTGTATTTGCCAGTCGTCCGGTATAGCTTCACTCCGTAGTCAAACGTAGCCATGGCCACGGGTGTTTCATAACTGAACAGTATCTCGTATTCGACAATATTTCTAAAGCAGTCGATTACCTGAATAACTGTCTTGTTAGAACCCGCATCACGGACTCGCAGCTTCACTTCCTTCCCGCTACTGCTGGCATCATGTCGCCATGTTCCGTTGAGTAGCTCTACACGCTTTCTATCAATATCACTTATCAGCATTTGAGAATCCAATCTCAAGCTGAAGCACTGGGACCAGTGTAAGCCATATAGACCTAGTAGGTACTCTCGTGCTCTCCCGTGATAGCTCAGATGGAGCGCTCGAGCAGGTCGCGCCAGTAGCGCGGATTGTCGCCCTGATATAGCGGTAGCTCATAGATACAGGTGTGGTACTCCAGGATCGAGGGGTGGCAGGTCGAGAGGCACCCCGGCCCGCGGTGTGGAGGGGAGAGGTCCCCGAATATAAAACAAGCATAGAATCTTTTCAGCTGAAAACGAGAAAAAGCTAGCTGCTTGTGCTCTGCTTGATGTTTGTTCTATAATTTTGTTCTAAAAGGAGGCGATATGACAAATAAAGTAATATCTGAGCGTGAACGTGACGCAAAAATCGAAGCAATAGAGGCGCTTCTTTTATTTGAAGACCCAATGAAAGCAACAACTCATTGTATTAACACGATTGTAGAGACGCTTGCTTCTGAGGGAATAGATGCCCGTACAGACATCATTCCGGGCAAATTAAATTACGACGAAGTATTAACTGCCCTACTGCTTGGGCGTGATGCTATTCGGTGGAAAGAGTGGAAGAATGGTATGAGGGAATATTACTAATGGACGACGCTAGGATGCGAGAGCTAGCTTCTAAAGATCCAGCGCTTTATGCACTTATGCTCATTTTGGCAAAGGAGGCGTATGACGCAGTGCCCGAAGAACCTATTCCCGGCAGTCCGTTTCTGCGCGATCCTAAAGAAGAAGCTGTTTTAGAAGCTGTTACATACTTAAAGAACAGGCCGGTGCGAGAAGAACGCAGCAAAATATTTTTGTCTAAGGTCAGAAAAATAATGCCACAAGCATTTGATTCATCGGGAGAGTTAATAGACCCTAATGCTTAGTATTTATCAAGAAGAGCGGTTAAAAGAGAAGAAAACCTACCCCAAGATGCGTGAAATTGGGGTATTTATCCGTAAATTTTCACGAGAACACGGATATGCGCCATCATACCGTGACCTTCAGGACGGTTGTGATATCAGCAGCACTTCTGTGGTGCAGTTTTATTTAAACAAGATGCGTGGTGAGGGGTTATTATTCTATGCGAACGGCGTTTCGCGCACAGTTCGACTAACTGATGATGGAAAGAGAATATTTAATGTCTAACGAAGTAACAACTGAGGACATCACACGCGGTTATGGCGACCTTGGTCGTGACGAAGTGGTCGAATTAGTTGAAAAAGGCGACTGGTCGATTCAAAAAAACGTACATGGCGTTTTGGTTGTACGCGATGAGCGTGGTCATGTGGTCAAAGGCTCTGGTTTTCCAACAAATAAAATCAACGAGAACATGAAATTGCTGCGCGGACAGCTTATGGACGAGATTATGGACTCAGGTCACGCAGATTTATGGTACCGAAAGGTCATGGAGGCTGTAAGCAGGGCTGATGTTCAGGCTTTAACGCTTTGGCGCGACACATTTTTAGGAAAACCGTCTGAGATACAGGAAGAAGTGAACACAAAAGACATTGTTGACGAGTTATTGCGTGTTCAAAGGATAATTGATGTCTCCTAATATTTTTAATGAGAAGTGGTATCACCCGTTATGGGAAAAGATGATGCCGGGAAAAGTAGCCTACGAGCCATTCCCGTGGCAACAAGACTTAGTTCACCTTCCTGCGTCAGAACCAAAGAAATTTACGCGAATGATCGGGGCTTGTGGGCGAAGAAGCGGAAAAACAACAGCAATTGTTGCGGAAGTTGTGCGTGAAGCCTTTACTGAACGTCGTGATGGCTCAAATATCCATCGTCCGGCGATGGTCTACGTCATTGCGCCGAATTATGAGCTTGCCATGAAAATCTGGGAGCCAATTTGGGACTTATTCGTTGGAGACAACGGTCCTTTAGCGCATTTAAAAAAGAATCATGACAAAAACAGAAAATTAATTGACTTAGTTAACGGCGGACGCATTCAAGCCAAGACTGCTGACGACCCAAAGTCATTACAGGGAGATCGAGTCACGGCTGCGTTTGTGGATGAAGCTCATGACATTAACGAAGAGGCTTGGGCAAACTTTATGCCAGCGTTAACAGACTCAAAGGGAGTTCTGCGAGCAATCGGAATCGCCAAAGGCAAGAATCGCTTTCGTTCGTACTTTCAGCGCGGCCTTGATACTGATGAAAACCGCTTTAACTCGTTTTCGGTTCCGTCTACATCGAACCCGTTTATCGACCCTGAAGAATTAGAGCTAATGCGTGAGGACTTAACCGACAATGAATTTAAACAACAGTACCTTGCTGAGTGGGCTGAAGACGACGGCCAGATATTTAAAAACCCAGACGACTTATTTGATGTTGAGGATTGGCAAATTCATGATGGGCCATTTTTAATGGGCTTAGACATCGGAAAGCTGAACGACTATACCGTTGCTTACGTTGTTGACATCCCAAGTATGTCTTTTGTCGCCATGGATCGCTTTAGCGGCCTGGACTATACGGTCTTAGTCCCAAGAATAACCAATATGTTCCACGCATTTAACTGCCAGACAATCCACATGGACGCATCTGGTGTCGGTGAGCCTGTCGTCGATATGTTGCGCCGCGAAGGGTGCTCAGTTTCTCCATTTAAGTTTTCAACTGCGTCAAAGGCAACATTGATATCCACATTAGCTGCCGAAATAGAGCATAAGAGGGTACACTTTCTAAAAGACGACGAACAGTTACGCAAAGAATTAAATTTGTATGAGGGTAAAGTGATGGCTGGTGGTCAGATTCGATACTCGGCTCCTGTTGGCTATCACGACGACTGTGTTATAGCTGCTGCACTAACTGTAAGTAAGGCTAAGAAAAGGCGGAATACTTCTCGCGGAGCCAATGCTGGCTCGTATCTCACATTTGCAAAATCAGAATCGGGGTGGTAAATGGTGTCTATGGATTATGAGAATTACGACTCGTTAGACAATGACTTCAATCGATTCTTATTGTTGAAGCGCGAAGTCTATGGCAATTACTTTGCTGCTGTCGATTTGGATAATGACTATTATAATTTAGACTATCCAAACAAAACGCAGATTATTCCGCGTGAATGGATTCAGCAAGGTATCGGAGCGACCATACCCCCCACGGCAAGAAACGCTGTCGATAACCTTGCCGATCATATCCTGACTACGCCACATATATTCGTACCAGCACGTCCGACAAACTCTGAGCAACAGGAAGAGCAGGACTTAGCCGAGCGTAAGCGTCAGTTCCTTCGTTCGTTCTGGGACCAAATAAAAATCCAACAGGGCGATCCTATTTCCCACGGGAAAAAGAAATTAATCAAAGATGGGCGTATAGTATTAAAGAAATCCCTGCGGTGGGATCTTATCCCCGATCCACCACAAGAGGACGCATCTCGTAAAGAGAAGCTCGCCTACCGCAGGGATCTCAAAAAGCTTGGCGAGTCTGAGTTTCTCTGGTCAGTTATGAACTGCCCTACAGAAACAATCATTGAAGACCCAAGCGATTGTTATGACCCACGTTATGTATACGAGTTTTATAAAATATATGCTGGCGATGCGCGACGCATGTATGAAGGAATGGAGGACCACCTTGCCGACTATAAAGACACAGACAAAGTGGAGTACGTCGAGATGTGGACAAAGCCTCATGGTGACAGCCCCGGCGAGTACGTAATCTGGTGTAAGGGCGAACGTGTTCACGAAGGTATAAATCCATATCATTGGGAAACTAGACAATCGACAGAAGAAAACCCTGTCTACTCAGGCTATGTGCCATATGTAATTCGTGATTCTGGTTGGGGTGAGATATCTGCAGAAGCCAAGCCAGAAGAGAAGTATGTCGGGGTGTTGCGTTATGCGCACCCAATGCTTGAGACTGAAGCAAGGCAATTAACAGCCGTTGATATCCAGATGCGGTTCTCAACCTTCGCTCCAGTCATTACTAAAAACATTTCTGAAGACAATGACGCACCAATTGAGATAGGTCCGGGAAAGAGAATCAACCTGATGGACGATCAGGAGATTCGATTTGAGAGTCTGCCTGAAGTACCTATGAGTGCATTCAACCTGATTAACAAGGTTCATGACTATACGAACGAGTTATCGAAAGCAAACATCCTGTCAGGGAATGTGCAGCGTGGAGTTGAGACTGCAACTGAAGCTGACATGAATGTTCGGAACGCAGCTGCCAAGCTGGAAGGCCCGAACAATGCGTTACGTTCTGCAGTAACTATGATGAATAAGCGCATATTACAGGATATTGAAAATATTATCGAAGCTCCGATAACAGTATTTGGAGGTATTAAAGGTGCGCCGAGTTCTATCAGTATTACGCCGAATGAAATTTCTGGGTACTACGAAACCTATGTGGAGTTCTTTACATCCGACCAAGCGGCACTTGATGCAAGAAATGCTCGCCTCTGGGCTGACCTATACGCGGTCTACCAAGGAGTTCTCTCTCCCCAGACAGCAATGGAGAAGGGTGGTATTGAAAATCCACAGGAAGAATTAATGAAAGCCTCTGTTGCCAGACTGTTCTTGTCTGAACCTGCCGAGCAGGTACGTATCTTGATGATGCTGAACGGCTTACAGTCGTCGGCGGAAGATGTGCTTGTAGCGTACAGAAATAACTTATTGAATGCAGCGTTGAGTGAAAACGAAATGCCAATGGCCCCTGAAGGTATGCAGCAGCAACCACAAATGAGGCCAACGCAGCAACAAATGTTTGACCCAACGGCAGAAGTAATTGATGAGTCACAAACAAATATTACTGTAGATCAGCTAGGAGCAATGTACCGATAATGGCCGGAGAATTAGCTAACGCAATGCATGAAGCAGCCGCGTCTGCACTCGCACTAAATGCAAAAGCCTTGAATTATATCGCTGATGCATTTGCTAGTGAAGACTACATTGACTTCACCAAAATGACAGTAGATGAAATATTTGCCACATTCGATTCGCATGGGCATGGGACAGACTTGCGTTATTGCCAAGACGAGTTCTGTTTACAAGCCAAGAATGTTGTTGGTACGATAGTTGCTGAACAGGCTACTGGTATACGCCAGCAGCTTATGCAACCGTTGACACAGCCTCCAGGGATGCCGCCGCAAGGGATGATGCAATGACTCTTGAAACCTTTATACGTTTATTAATAGCTAATTTAAATGATAAATCTGAACAAGAAGTAACAAATTCAGATGTAATACGGATGTTAACCAATGACGGGCAATATAGTGAAGAAGAAGTTTATACAAATATAACAGCGATATTGGACAGGCCTGACGGCGCTACACGAGGTCCTGCACTTATCGGAGCATTGGTTTCCGCGACTAATTTTCCCTCAGAAAAAGAGAGACAAGATTATATTAAAACTGTAAGTCGCACGGGAGGAATATTCGTTCCGGAAACTTTGATGCCAGCCTCGCTTAGAATAAACACAGGAGATAATGACTGGTCTGAAATTATTTCAGACACAGCAACTATTCCAGTTCGATCTGAGTTACCCGAAGAAGAATCCGAATCAGTATCAATAACAGAAAGTAGACCTGGATTTACAGGTGCAACTCCTACAGGTGCAACTGCTCAAGCGGCATCTGATATTCCGCGATTAATGCAAGCTACTGTTACGGATGGTGTTGGTGGTGTAATGCCTCTGTGGTTACAAATACCTAATGACGAAAACGGAAATCAGCAGTGGGTTCCAACATCTCATCCTACATCATCTCCTTTAAAGTTTAAAAAGCAAAATGGTCAGTGGGTTCAAGTTAGTGTATCTGAATCTGAGGTTCCATTAAGCCAACAGTATTCAGGGCAAATTCAGGTGATGGATGGCGCTGTTTATGCCATGATGAAGGATGGTACTCCCAAATTTATAGGAAACGAAACTGCTCAACCCCATCAATACAATTGGGGAACTATGGTGCAGGACGGGAAGAACTATTTTATAGATCGTTCTGCTGATAACCCATGGGAAACAAAAATTGAAATTGGCGATGTTGCAGATGATTTCAAGGCGCAATTTCAACAGTATGGAGATCAGGTAGGGTTTTTTGACAATAATAATGAGTGGCAACTCCAGTTCCGAATTCCAGATACTATAAGTAAATTCCAACAAGCACAGTTGGATCAATCTGCTGCTGATGCTGATGCGCAACGTGCGCGTGATTTTATGACTGCGCAACAATATGATGTTCAAAATCAACTTACAAGGGCAAGTCAACAATTACAAGCAGCGCAACAAGCGCAACAAGCGCGAACCAGTTTAGCGCAACTTGGGTTACAGGCTGCAGATCAAACACGACAAGATTTTTTAACCTTTAATGAGATACTTAATAACCCTCAAAGCGCCTTGTCTTCTATGAATTGGATGCGCGGAGCTGTAGATCCTACGGAAGAAAATAGATTCGGCGAATCTTCGCCAATGGATCGATTAGGGCAATTGAATCAAGCTCGTGGTGGATTCAACCAATATTTGAATGATTTGTATTCTGCGCAACTTCAGCAAGTGGATATGCCAACATTTAATCCCGGGGCTAATGCAGGCATGTATGCAAATCAGTCGTTGCAAAATTTCATTAGAGGAATAGAGTCTGCTGCTGATGCTAAGGCGAAGGAGCAACAAGCTACTATAGATGCGCAATCTAAAATTATAAGTGGATTTCAAACTCCACCTCCATCTTCCGGAGCTGGAGCTACTTCTACGGCTTCCCAATCTCCAGCTTCTCCTCCGGGATTTACAGTATCAAGTTCTGAAATTTGGGATAATCCTGCTAATATGCCTCTTGATTCCAGTAGATCTGTTAGTGCTATGCGCACTGCTGCTGATAGACAAAGGTTCTTTGCAGAGGAAGCGCGTAGAAGAAAAGAGGCGGAAGCTAGAGCTATTGGTAGCTTGTCAGGAATAGGATTTAGATACTAATGACTATGGAACGCCGTGACCGTGATTATGGTGAGTTTCAGGATTGGCCTGAGAGTAAAATGAAAGAGGGCCTTGACGCATTAAGGTACTTGATTGAGGGCGGATTTGAGGAAGACTTAATTAAAGATGCTTTTATTATTGCTGGATTAGAAAGCGGATTTGATCCTGCTGCGAAACAAAAAGATGGACTTGGCCGGGGGTTGCTTCAAATAGATATGGGGCAATGGGATCCTCTTGAGGAAGGCGCTACATGGCCTTCAGAAGATGGTACTAATCCTAACTATAGATATCTTGATAACTTTGATCAAGATACGACTGTAGAAGGTGTAATGCGTGAGCATCCCATAAAAGGCGATAGGTACAATCAACGACGGCCAATGTTACGTGATTTCTTTAAGACTAAAAGTATAGATAGAGAAGAATACCAACAACCGTGGAAAGATACTACTGACACAATATATAATCCTATTGCTAACGCACGTTATGCGCGGGACAATATTTATCAATCTCAAGGTGAGAAATACCCATGGAGAGCCTTTACTTCAGCCCATGCTGTACAAAACCTAAAAGGATTACATGGTGAAAAAGCGAAGCGAGACGCTGAGGCGAAATATCGGGGTAATGATTTACTTAAAAAAGAAGCTGCTCTCGAAGACTTATACGAAAATATAGCCCATCATATTCCTACTTTATATAAAAAATATAGTCCTAATCCAATAAAAGAGTTAGGTATTACACCTTCCGAATTAGGTTTCAGGCGTACAGGTTTTAGGTAGGAGTCATTATGGCAGAAAATAACGCACTCGATACTAAAGAAATAGCAGAGGCATGGTTGGCTGGTGAAGTTGTTGAAGGTATAAATATCACTATAGATGAATATATGGCAAGGAAAGGTATATTTGGAGAAGATGCTATACAAGCAGAAAAAGATACTATTCTCGCTAGCGTTACAAAACAAGCTAACGAAGCAGTAAAAACAGATCCCGCGTTAGTTTCTAGTTCTGGTAATACGGATGCTGCAAGCCTAGGTATTTCTGAGACTGAAACAGGGCCTACATTACCTACTGTTCCAGAAGAGCAACAAGCTCCCGGCACTCCAACTTATACGGCAGACACATCCGATTCGTTAATTAATACTACTGATGTTTTTGTTATGCAGGGTGGTGGCGGCGACGACGGGATGGGTCCTGAAGCTGCGTTAGTATTTACAAAGCTGCCTGATGGCAATATTAAAGTAACAGATGTCATAACTGGTGAATCTGGCACATATAGTATGAGTGGTCCAACTGGTTCGCTTAGAGATGCGTATCTTATTTCAGCAACTCCAGATGGTCATGTTCTATGGAAGAACAGAGCATTAACTGGTTATAGACAAACAAATGAATCTAGTCCTATAGGGCAGGATTATGATGCTCTCTATAAAACAACTAAGCAAGAAGCGGTAGATGCTGCTCTAGCTGCGTTACCTGTAGGTGCGACTGATGAACACAGAGCACAAGCTGCACATACAGCCGCGACTGAATGGAACACAGATCCGCGTGGTGGTGGAAATTATGCAGAAATAAAAACAGTCGTCGGCGGAGGGGGTGGGCCACAATTAGGTGATTTGCCGTCATTCAGCAGTCAAGCAGAAATAGATCAGGATAGGTATGATTCTACGTCTGCGGCTGGTCGCGCAATTATGGAAGGTAAATCAGTACCTAGATTTAGTATGGCTACAAGTCCAGGGACGGCACAATTTTTTGGTGGGTTGCGCGAAATGCCAATACCTACTCTGCAGTCTCTTGGTAGTATGACCCCTGCTGAGGCTGCAAATTACAGTGCTGCTGCTCGGATGTTTCAGAAACCAGAGTATGGTGATTTGGTAAATCTTAGTAGAGAGCGATGGAGTGGTAGAAGAACTGCGCCAACTGCAGTTATGGGCGGAATGGCTGGTGGATTTGGTGGATTTAATCAAGGATCTTCATACATGCCGTCAAGAGCGCCAAGGCCAATGCGAGCAGCGACATCAAGAAGTCAAGCACCATTTGGATTTAGGGGCGCTGATAGTGGTGGGGCCAGAGGCTCAGTGAGAAGAGCTTCATTTAATAGGCCGACTCGTTTACGAGCTGCAGCGGTACGTTCAGGAAGAGATGGATTGATTAGAGGATCGACTGTATAAATGGTTTCTTATGACCCCTCAACCTATCAGCAAGCTATATCAGGCTCTAGGGGTGTGCAATCTGCTGGTCGAATAACTCAACCAACACTTATTGAAGATGAAGAAGAGTCTCAGTTCTCGTTTAAGCCAGTATCTTTACAGCCGACTCCTGAACCGCGATTACCTGTTCAGGGGTCAGATCAACCGGGAATGTTTAGTAGAGCAATCAGTTCTGCACCTGCTCAGGCATTAGGGGCAGCATTTACTGCAATAGATACGCCTATTTCTGAACGTATAGGTTTTAAGGTTCCAGAAATGCGTGGCCCTTTTGATGAAATAGGAAATATCTTTCTTCAAGAGGCAACGAGGCCAACAAACTTACTATTTGCTATTCCCGGCTATGGAGCATCTAATGTATTAAGGCGTGGAGCAGCAACAGCATTACGCCCATTCTTTAGGCGAGCAGCGCCTACAGCAGCTAAATTTGGTGTCAGTGCAATTGAGCCGTTAGGTACATGGGCAGGAAGTCCTATTTATCGTGCTGCCGCTGAAGTTGCAGGAGCAGGTGTAATACGTGGAGTAAGTGATTTTGCTGTTAGCAGACTAGATGATGATGCTCCTTTATGGCAAAAGTTAGGTGCAGGATTAGGTGCTGGATTGATTACTGGTGTTCCTACTGCAAAATATTTAGCCTCATTACCACGAAGATATGCCAAGCTCACTGACCAAGCTAAGTTAGGGACTGAATGGGCAAAGCGACAAAAGGTTGCATTACGCCATCCATCTCAGCAATTTGCTGCTGATTTTTCAGAAGGCATTGATGATTTCGTTGATAAAGTCGCTGCTGATAGCGAGAACTATAAGTTTGATATAGACCCCGGCAATGGGTTAGTGCGATTAAAGGTTGATGATAGTGTTCAACCTGATATTAGGGAAATCTTAACCCCAGAAGAGCTTGAACAGTTTAGGCAATTCGAAGGGACAAAAGACTTTGAGATAAGTCCAGAGGAATTTGATGCTGGTGAAATACGTCCAGACAGACAATTTATCGAACAGGAAATGTCTGGTGCTCCAGATACAATCGTTACTCCTATTGGTGATGCCCCTGAAGGCTCTAAGGCATTCTTTATGTCTAATAAAGAGACAGGACAAATTTCTGGCGGAATTGAAATGGACCCAGACGGGAATATTCGATTCTGGGCTATTCCTGCTGATCCAGCAAAGGTAGATTTGCAGCAAAAGGTAGAACTACTTGGCGATTTAGACACTAAAAGACCTGTCCGTTCTCCCGAGCTATTGCCAGAAATTAAAGAACTAGATCCAGAAACCCGCATGGGTATTACTGGTTATGGTGCAGGTGTTAAATTATTGCTAAGAGCTGTTGAAGAAGGCGCACGAACCATAACGGTTCTTGATGGCCCGATGCTACGTGTTGCACACGCCTTTGGGTTTGAACCTGTAGGGTTTGTAAAATATACGGATGCATATGATGATGCAGCTCGACAAAAAATAGATCCTGCAGCGGATGCATTTGAGCCTGATGTTGTAGTTATGGCATACACGGGTGGTCAAAGAACAGGAGCATTAGATGGTACAGGAAAGAACTCAGCCCTCAGATACAGAATCGACGACTTCGGGGATGTCAGGCAAACAACGAACCAATTCCAAACGCTCGAAGACGCAATCGGCGCGGGGCAAGAAATCTCAGACCTCTCTGAAATCACAGGCAGAAGACTCGCAGACTTCTGGAACCTACCGGAGTACGCGGAAGACGTACTTGGATTCACAGAAAGATTTGATAACAAGACTCTTTCAGGCCCAATAACAGCCCCGTTTAGGGGTAAACCAAAGAATATACCGCCTGACATTAGCAAAATACTCGACGATGAATTTGCACGAGTGAGACTTGATCCGTTAGGCAATAATACGATTCTGAGTTTACCTGTGCGTGGTATTGGTACTGATGCCGGGCTTGTCAAATTAGAAGATGCCACATGGGAACGCTTTGTTCTTGATAACAAAACAGGACAATTGTATCCAGAAAAATTCTATCTTGATGAGGGTCGCGGTACATATATCGAACAAAAGCTCGGTATTAGTGGTAATGAGGCTGGCAGAACTGACGACATTATCAATCGTATGACCTTGAATATTCGATTTTGGCAGAATATGCAATCTCCAGAACCAGAACCTTTAAACGGTATACAGGCACGGCTAGTTTCATTGTTTGGTGGGCATCTAGGAGAAGTATACGATCCTGATGCGGCTGCTGTTGCGTTGCGATGGGCAAATGTGGATGAAGCATTAAATAGCCACACCGCCATTTTCTATAAATCAGTTGAAGACAAGATGGAAACATCTGGTTTAAATGATGTCCTTGAGGTGCAGAATGTTCCACGTGGAACAGATGATGGTGTTTCAGTACCGATGATTGGAATGCAAGTTCCTGCTGGTGTTATAAAAAGGCAACGTGTTGAGTTGCCAGACGGTAGCTTTATGGAAAATGTTCCTGTCTACGATCTATTTGCTGTAGACGAAAACGGAAAACGATTCCTAACTGATGATCAAATAGAGGGTTTACGTGAGATATTGCTTGGCGAATTAGGGTATTTGCGTGGTGCTGAAGAAAAGGTATTACCAAATTCAGGACAAAGCGTTACTGGATTATCTGCTGCTGAAGCAGCTCAAATATCTGAAGCCGCAGGTAGCGAGTTAAAAGATGGTCAATTTGTCAATTTCTTTGACTTAATGGAGCACTCGAATCTATTAGCTACTCCAGATGGCACTGCGCAACTTGGTGTTTATGTTCCGCGTGATTTTGTCATACTCGCAAATGATGAAGTAAGTCGTGCTGCAGGAATCATGAATAACTCTAATTTCATGCGTCGTTCTGGGCGATTAGGGGTAGTAAATAGAGTTGATGTGGATGGAAATCCCGTACCAATGATGCCGGGAACCCATGATAATGAGTTCCAGTTCTTAGTAAATGAGTTAATTAAAGAGCAGGGCGGTATTGAATTTCAAACTAGTCTGCCGCTTATTCTTGCTACACGTTATAAGGCAGGAGCACAGGCACTTAACGCATATAGGTTTAACCAAAAAATACGCGAGTTCGGGCTGAATGCCTTCCAGTATATTGAAGAGAAAAATCCAGAGATTCTAGCGGCTCCTTCTCGATGGTCAAGAACAATTAATTCTATTGAGAAGCAAATAGATGATCGTCAGTCAAGGCGTAAAGAGTTAAAGGGTTCTGTGCGCAATGCGAAACCTCTTATCAGGAACATCTATAGGAATGTAGAACGACTGAGAGAGCGAATAGAACAGACGGGCGAAGTTTCTGGTGTAGAAATATTAACTGTTAAACAGTCAATCATGCGTGACCTAAAGCTCATTGCCAAGATATCGGGTATGTTGCGAGCGCAACAAGCAATGGGCGTGAAGTTGCGTAATAAGCAGCGCGTACAGGAAGTTCTTTTGTATGGTACTCCTGAACAAGCAGATGAAGCACTAGCTAATTTTGAAGCAAGGTTTGATGAAGTTGATTTTGATCAAATCACAACAGTAGATCAGTTTAAGGAATGGGAATTACTTGCAAAGGAAATGTTTGATGATCAGTATGCCATTAATCCCGAAGGTATCCCGATAGAAGGCACTAAAACATTTAAAGAAGTAGCAGGGATTATTAATGAATTAGAGGCTCATGTTACGCAAATATATAGAATTCAAAGAGAAATACTTAAGAAATTTGATGAATTTGGCTTAGGAATTCCTGCTCGATTAAGTACCCCATTAGATGTATCTCCTAGAAGGCAAGCAGCTCAACGTGCTATAGAGGTTGATATTGATACGAAGCTGACTCGCTATACCGATGCTGACGGCCATTGGCAAGAACCAGAAGATATTCAAGAATTTGAACTTGAAGCATTCCGGAGTTTTCGAGGTACGGAAGAGCAGCCGGGACATGGTAGTTCTGCGCAATTAGCAAGGGATCTTAGGATTCCTAAAGAATTATTGGACAGACCTGGAGTTCTTGATCGTGATTGGCATCAAAGAGGTAGAGCCTTGCGTTCCGGGTCTTCAGTCCCAGAAGGCGAGCCATCAATGCCGATGGGGTATCCGCTAGAAGGTGAGCCTCCAGCGGGTATAGAAATGCCAGATGTATCTATAGATGCTGTTCGTATAGCCGCTTTTGAGCGAAAAGTAAAAGAAGAAGCTATACGGGCGAATATGTCGGAAGAGGAATATCGTGCATTAATGGTTGCGGAGGCTGAGGCTGCAGACGATATACCAACAACATTTAGCCCAAATCAAATTGAACAAGCGCGACAGATAGAAAATACTCCTGAGCGCAGAGAAGCTATGCGCGCTTTGATATGGGAGCTAGATGATTTAAATCGACTGAAGCAAACGCTCGATAGACCTTTAGATTCACACGGTAGGCGATGGTATACCAGCAGAGGAATTTTTGAGGATACAGATTTAGATACTCCTGCTGAAAAATTACGAAGAGCACCTACTGATGAGGAAGTGAAAAACAGCGATTATTATTGGTTTCTTCATAAAAGGGGAGATAACCTTGTTTGGTTTAAGCCTGTATTTAATGAGGAACTAGGTATAAATGAGTGGGTTGATGCTGGATCTGGTGCGGATGTTCCAGAAAAACTTATTTCAAGCCTAGAAAGACAAGGTGATGTAGGCAATTGGGGTCGCCCGAATGAATATCCTGTTGCAGAAATACCGACAGATAATCTTGATATCGGACCTGCATATTCTCCGGACTTACGTCGTGGTGTAGATGGCGGAATGGGTAAATCTACACCGAGATATCGTCAATTTAAAGCAGATACAGAGAAAGAAATATTGGAAGAGATGGGATATGACTTCCCGCTAAGTGGTCCCGGAACAAGGGACCGTGAGTTTCATAGACGTTATGGGTTTGGCTTTACAGACCTTCAGCGGAAGGGTCGTGCTGATGCGGCTATGCGGGGAGAATTGGACGATTACGAAGGGCAGTGGTACAACCAATCAGACGGCACGACTTGGGAAGGTGAACTTGAACTCAATCCCGGCGACCTGCCACCCGAGCCAGAGATTCGTGGCCGTCCTCATCCCCTTCCCCGTCCCGGAGATGAACCGCTAACTATACAAGAGGCATTTGAGAAAGATCAGTGGGAGCAATCACGGAAGGCTCGGAGGGCATGGGATAGGGAAAAGAGCCGTCGCGTCTTCCCTAAAAAGACCACAATACGAGTAGTACGGCAAGCTATAGATCGTGCTGCAAATAAGATTGATGCTGCAGATCGAGCATTGCGACAAATAGGTACCAGTTATGTTGAGTTCATGACTGCTCAGAGCAATAGTGGGGCAGCTTGGGTTACTCGTCAGGATATTTTAAATAAAGAAATAGATGAATGGTTGCCAACTGATGAGCAGTTAAGTTGGCTGCTAGGCCCTAATTGGCAAGCACGAGTAGTACAGCCAGCTACAGATAGTGCTGAACGATTAGTAGAAACATTAGAAAACTTAACTCGTGAATATGCTCAGATTATGCGTCAGGCCGAGAGAGCTTCTCGACAACTCGACAATCTTAATAGAAAAGTAAGTGCTAATCAAATTGCTAAATCTACAAAGGAAGCTGGAAGAACGGATGCGGAAGCACGTATTAAAGCAAACGTAAATACGTTATTAATGATGCAACGTCAGCGAGCTTCGGGAGATGTTCTAAATAGAGAATTAGCAATACAGGAAACAACTGGACGTGTTGCTAAACGATTAGAGGATAGGTTTCAAGCAAGAGATACAGCTCTTGACGAGGAAATCAGGGCTTTAGAAGGCGAGCGCGAAAGAGCTATTCATGGTTATCATGCAGCGCAAAATACATTAGATGCAGAAATTGCTCACTATAATCAGCTTGATAATTTAAGCGACATGACGGGTCTTGCTGCAACTTTTGATAGATCTACAAGAACAATGCCTAGTGTTGCAAAACAATTTGATGCAACACCAGCTATGAAGTCAGCTCCAAGACCTTTATTTGGTGGTACTGGTGAGCATATTGCTGCACTTAACGCAGAGATGCGAGCTGCAAGCGCAACATTAGACATGTCTGCTACTACTATCCAAGGATTATTTGCTATGGGTACACACCCTATAGAAGCAGCAAAGGCATGGTGGATGGTTACTGGATCTTGGCTCAGGAATCCAGAGATGCGTAGGCAATGGTACGAAGAAAATGCTGCTGAGATTTCTCGAATGATTCGGCGCGGTCTGGTATGGATCGATGCAAGTGGGAATGAAGAATATTTATTACAGTCTAATACTCCTGTCTTTAGCAAAATCGGGAAAGTAATGGATCGTACTGCTGTTACTAAGTGGATATCTTCTACTCTTGCCTCCGGGCGAGACTTCTCCAACTGGCATTTCGCCGAGACAGGTAACTTGATGCGTTTCGTCATGGCAAAAAAGCTAGAGCAAGGTGATTTTGTTATGCGAATGGCAGCAAAAGCTGATGGGCGTAAGTTAAAGCCTTTAACAGAAGATCAGTGGCGTAAAAGAATAGAAGTTATTAATAATGCTACTGGTATGGCTTCTGGTTATAAGCCAAGTTCAGCAGCTCAAATGGCTTTGTTTGCACCAAGATTCTTCCGTTCCCAACTACGAATGGTGCGAGATGCGGCATTCAGAAGTGATGAGGCTGGACAATTAGCGCGACGTTACATACTAACTACAATGATGACTGCGGTTA